GCCCTGACAAAGCGCCAATCCTTTCCTTCTGAGACATCAATCATGCGATTGACTATTTCTCTATCTGCCATAAGTTATATTTTAAAACATATTAATAATGTGTCAACTATGTCCAGTCTTTGTGTTCCTGTTGCCACTTAATAGTATTCTTCATACTCTCCTTAAAGGATAGTGGTTGCTTCCACCCCGAACCTTTAAGGTTGTTGTCTTCTAGTCCATAGTGTATGTCATGTCCTGGGTTGTCTTTGTGGAAGTCTTGGTATTCAACCTTGACATCATTCTTACCCATTATCTTAGCTATCTTTTCTACCAGTTCCATATTAGATAAACATGTTTCACCTACAATATGATAGTGCTTAGGGTTATCTATTTTCCCCATTTCGTGACTGTGAGCGCCCTGTTCAATTATGTGGAGCAGAGCATCTGCTACGTTACGACTATGAATGTAGAACCTTGTTCCAGCCTCCTCTGGGCTTCCGTGAATGGTAATTGTTTCGTCCCTTTCTAGTTTCTTCTGAACTATCACTGGGAATTTAGAAGCGCTTTGCATTTCTCCGAAGTTATTCATTGTGTTCGTTATAATCAGTGGTACTCCGTAGCTCCTCCAGTAGGCATAGCAAATATCCTCACTAGCTGCCTTTGAAGCTGAGTAAGCATTACTAGGTTTGTGAGGGTCTCCCTCTGGGTGTGCATCTCCAGCTTCTACAGCTCCATACACTTCGTCCGTTGAGAAGTAAATGAACTGTTCTGGTTTACACTCTCTAGCATATTCCAACATAGTTAGTGTTGAGTCTATGTTGTTCTTGATTGTATAGACGGGGTTCTCTACTGAGAAGAATACGTCTGAAAGAGCTGCCAAGTGTAGTATGTAGTCTACTTGACCTATCCCCTCTTTCATGGCCTGATTTATAGGACATACTAAGTCGGTTTCAATAACAGTAAGTCTCTCATACCAGTCTGGGTGTTCTGAGAACAGTTCTATAATCCTTTGAGCATATCCCTTATGCCTAAAGGAATCTAATAAAGTTATCCTCCAATCTGTGTTGTGGAAGACATGAGCTATGACATGTATACCAATACTGCCAGCTCCCCCCGTTAAAACTAAGTTTTTCATATACCTCTAGTATTAATTATTAAACAGGTCTTTCTCCTGCACTAACTCCTCCTTGAACATTAGCCCTCTGTGATTCTCCCAAAACTGATGCTGTAGGTTGAGCCTTCTGAGCTGAACCTGGGTTGAGTTGCGTTTGTTGTGGTGCTTGGTTTGCTTTCGTGAAGCGTGTTCCTGAGATACCCATTAGGTCTAACATCTCCTTAATAACTGCTTGTGTATCAATGTTAGCGTCTGGAATCTTTGTTATTGAGAATAGTAGGTCTTGTAGTTGTCGTATGACAATAGCTTCGTCCATTCTGTTTGTAGAAGCATCTACCTGTACGTCATAACGTGTATCGAATATCTTCTTTGATAGTTCTACGAACCTATCCTTTCCAAGAGACTTAAACTTCTTCTGAGCTTGTTTCCTAAACCTTGCCTTTTCTATGAATGTCATTGGTCCCTTCAGTTTCTTTGCTGCTTCGTTGGTGAAGTAATCAATAGCCGCCTCATCTATGATTTCTAGGTCAGCTAGTTCTCCTGTGATACGTACAATCTCTCACTCCTTAATGTGCTTTAGGTGTAGTGGGATTATGTGTCGTGAGATTAACCTTTCTAGGAATAGTCCAAAGTTCTCTTGTATTTCTACGAATGAACCCTGTGAGCCTCTCTGTTGAGCTAGTGTTGCTGTAGCTGTTTGTGAAGCCAATGGAGCTTCTCCTCTTGGTAATTCAGATGTGCCGACAACTCTATCTACCATTTGGAGAATCTCATTTGGCTCTTGGTATGCTGACGGTTTAATGTCTCTCTCTGCTAGTTCTGCAATATCATCTAGTTCATCCACTTCTATAACACCTCCTGCTTTTAGGTTCTGTAGCATTTGCTTTGTAATGCCTGAGCCTTGTCGTACCTTGTACTTTCCTCCTAGTTTGTTTAGAGCTTCATCTCTTCGGATATTGATAACAGTATTCATGTACTCCTGTAGTGCTGAGATTTGTTCTGGGATTCCTCTTCCGTGCCATCGTGCTGGTACTCTCTTTAACCACGCTTCTTCGTAAGGTTTGAAACCCCTGGTATTAAGTTCTACTTTGTGAAGTATCATAGGGTTACTTGACAAGGTAGCTGTTTGTGTGTTCTGAATTGTAGACTCCATATTGGTGGTAGGCTTTCCTGAAGTAATGATTCTTCCTTCTACCCACTTACCTTCGTCTTCTTTCTTTCCTGTAGCCCATGACTTATCTATTGGTCCCCACCTCTCAAAGATTTCTGTAACTGGAACTGTCTTATCTGAATACTGTACGAACTCCTTGTTCTTCCATCCTTCTTGTCGGTTTACTTGGTTTGCTGTCATTTGGAATCTCTCTGTAACTGGTCCGTCCTGAATAGATTTCACTGCTGGGTCTATGATGAAGTTAAGAGGGTCAACTAGAGATAACTTAACCATGTTCTTCTTGAACTCTGGATTCCATTCTGGGAACACCTTAACGATAACAGTACCGTCAATGTGCATTGAGCGTAGAGCTTGGTTTAGAAACTCTCCGAAGTTTATCTTGTTGAAATAATTATTTAAAAGTAATCGCATTACGTGTGCGATTTTAGGATTCTTCCCATCAACTGATTTGATACGAATATCCTTTTGGTCTATATCAGTATTTCGTACTGATGTTTCAACCGTCCACTCGGTCAATGGTACCCATAACTTTTCTAGTCCAGAGTCCCTGTCTGAGGGTTGGTCGAACTTACCGAAGTAGTTCTTTCGAGCGTTGTCTATTTCTAGACGCATTGTGAAGAACGCTGCTGAGGATACGTTTATCCTTTCCTGTTCCCACGCTTTCTTTTCAGCGTTAACAGTATTTGCGGCAGAGTTTTCACCTTCCGTTAGGGTGTATGTTCCGTTTGGCATATTAATATGATGTATGACTAAAACCGAAGGCTTTTGCTGGTCTTGCCCTTCTTCCCTTTAATGGCCATACGGCTAAGGCAAGGGACATTACCATATCGTCATGTAACCCTGTTGGTGCAGAGTAAGTGACGTTCCCTGAATCGGTCATTTTATACCCATACGCTCCAAGCTCATCTATAAGGTCATCGTCCGCAGGAATACGTATCTTGCGTTGTTCGATGTTTATGGTCAGCTTTTCAACTAATTCTGGTTTGCTTTTCCTTGTAAAGGTAAAGTCTTCAATATGACATCCTGCTCGTTTAAGGTCATCACTAATCGGAGAACCTACTGAACTGGAGTCTAGTACAATTCTAGCATTATTGTAACGACTTGCAATATTTACAATACGTGCTTTCTGTAAATTCCAATCAATTTGATTGAATCTATCTATGTAAACTACGGGGTGAGGTGTTACAGATTTATCCATTACAGTGATAACTGTGAAGTCATTATGCTTAGCGAGGTCAACCCCTATAACGTACTGATGTCCTCCCTCTGGGTCTGCTAGGCAGTTAGGGTCTATTATCTCATGGACGCCTCTGAAGACGGAAGCTGCATCAGATAGGAATATAGCCATATACTCCTGTTCAAAGGACATTTTAGGGAGCATCTTCTTAGCTCTCTCCCACTCTCCAGGAGGAACGTACGGGTTATCTTTTGAGGTGTATTGAAAGGCTGCACCATCGTCCGCTTTCTTAGCACTTATCCATTTCTCATAGAACCAGTTCTTCCCAAAAGGGGTACTAATGAATAAGGTCTTTGCTTTACGAATAGTGGTAGTTGGGTAGAGATAACTTTCGTATACGTTTCGTTTAACTCTAGAACATTCGTCGATTATTAAAAGGTCAAGTTCTTCTCCGAGGAGTCCTGCGGGGTTTTCGGCTGATTTACACTGGACAAGACTTCCCCAAGGTGTTCTGATTTGAGGGATTGGTCTGTTGGAGATTCCCGCACTCCAAGCATTACGCCTAGACTCAGGAGCAAGCAACATATACCAACGAGCAAGATAATCAAATACCCTCTTTGAGAGTTCATACGTCGGAGCAACAATCCATATCTTTTTATCTTTCTCAAGTAATACACGTAAAGCAATATAAGCACACGTAGCTGACTTCCCAAAACGCCTTCCAGCATTAATAACAATATCCCTCGCATCGCTATTTATTATA